CCACGAATTTCTCCCACTGATCCAGCCCAAGCCCGAAGCCTTCAGCAACGCCTACAACACGGTCCGTAGGCTCAGGTGCAGCAGTCTCATAAGCTATGTCAATCACAAAGCGCCCAGTTTTGCGGTCATATCGACGCGCATATTTGGTGATTTGGAAAAACTCTCTCCGCCTTGTCATCCTGGGATCACCTCATTGGAACAATTACCACAAAAGGCTCTGGCTCTCTTTCTTTGCTGGCGTAGCAGGCAAGCGCCAAGGCGTATAGTTGATCGTCATGTCGGCCGAGTGGATGCCAAAACTTAAGGTGAATCCGCTCTTGGGCTGTTTTAGGCTTCAAGTATTCATATTGTTGCTCATTGATTTGGCTGATTAATTGGGCATCGTCTCCGAGGATCTTAAGCTGGCGCTTCTCCATGAGTAGCTTCAAATAGTTCAGCATATTTTCTTTTTCGATATCGGTGAAGAAGACTCCTTTAACATTTGGCACCTCTATAGCTTCCAGCTCGTCCACTATGGCGTCTCCTATGCCTGTCTTATCCACATACAAGCCTTCAAAGTTGAAGATTTGGTGAGCCCTGGCTACGTAGGCGATTACGTCAGGATATGGCGTGCCCAATGGAAACTGATGTTTATGTATAAGCCTAACTTCACCTTTATCGGTTAACTGCACAACCGCTAAAACGCTATAGTCAACTTGTTTGCCCAGGTCCAAGCCTGCGAAGTATGTGCCCTTAAGCTGTGCCGGAATCACTTTCTCAATGTCTTCAATATATTGGTTAGGCGAGTCTGGGTTGCCCAGCTCCGGGTCCACACAGCTCACTATCAGGTCCATTGGGAAAAACGTGTGGGCCACTTCTACCCAGACAGCCTCGACTTCCCGCATCCACTCTTCCCTTGTCATCATCTCGCGCCATTCAGCCAGCTGTTCTTGGCTCACAAGCGGGCTTGAATATGAAGGGTAGTGATGTACTGAGTAGCGTTTCCTGTCAAGGAAAGCCTTGCGGAAAACATGCTCAAAAGCCATGGGTGTGCCGCTCATAACCAAGCCCGCATTAGGCTTAGTCAGCATCATCATTATCTCGCTGGTGATCATCTCGCTTGGGATTACGCTTGCCTCATCGCAGAAAACCCAGTCTGGATGGTAGCCCCTAAGCTTGTCTGGTGAACAAGGCAGGGCAACGAGCTTTCCGCCTAATAGCGGCTTTAGCCTAATAACCGTGCGTGTTGTTCCTGGACGTTGAACCATCTCCCGCATGAGGGGATTAGCCATAATAGTGAAGTAGCAGTAATCGAACATGATCATGCTTTGGCGTTGAGTACTGCTTATAATTAGGCTTTCAACCTTCGGCTTGGTGAACAACAGCCAAAGATTCTTTCTGCTGAAAACAAGCGACTTACCCCAGCCTCTTCCACATACAGCCACTTGCCGAGGGTTCAAATCCCTTAATAGTTTCTGATGATCTGGCGCATCGACAAGCCACCTGTCCCCACACATCAAAATGGCGAAGAACACCGGGTCCTCAACAATCTTGCATGTCACTTCTTTGTAGGCGAGAAGCTGCCTTAACGCGATGGGCCTTTGCATTAAACCTTCAGCGACAGAAGCCGTAAAGCGCAAGTCAGATATCACTTTATCAACGAAAGCCTTCTCGTCCATTTCTTGAAGTCCCCCCTAATACGCTTGGCGATTTTTGGCTCTATACCCCTTATGAAATCGCCTAAAGTTGTATCATTGAATTGGGAGCTTTCACCCTTTTGGGCTAACAGCTTGTTTAAGACGCTTGCATGATAAGCCAAAGCGTTGGCTGCGCGAATCCTTTCCACAGTCGAAAGCTCAGGGTCCAGCAGCATCTTCTTTAAATCATTGAGGATATCCCACTCAATGGCAATGAGTTTGTCAAGGCTCGCCGGCTTCTTTATGTGTGCACGCATAGCCTACCCCAGGGGTTTAATATATGATCCAAATATTTTCACGATTTTTGGGTTAGAAAGATGCCCGTGATTGTTCCAATTAATCCGGCGATGGCTGAGAAGACCTCGCTGTTCCACATGCCCAAAACAAGCAGGTGCACGATCTCCAGGGCCGTGAGGCAAGTGACCATGGCGATGCTGAAGTACACGGCGTAGATAAGTTTCCGGTTTGGTGGGACCTCAACACGCTGTGTTTTGCCTCTTGGTCCTTTAACCGTAACGGTTCTCGTCAACGCCCTTTTAATGAAGCCTCTCATGGTTTGTGACCCTCCTTTTCAGGGTGCGGCAGCGACCAGCCAGAAATGAGTTTAGCAATATCTTGGCTTCTTCGGCTGAAACCTCGCTTGGATTGATGACTTTAATTGTTAAGGCCCAGGTTAGGGGGATAGCTGTGTAGTCAATGTCGTATAGCCCGTTGGTGTATCGGAAGTTGTTTTGAGCCAAGATTATGTGCTTGCTTCTCTCGCCTAAAATGCCTATATAGATGCCCCAGCTTTTCACAGGCACATCAACGGTTCCGCCTGCAACAAGGCTCTTACCTATGCTGGCATCAAACCACTCCACCCGAATGAGATCACCTAACTGCAAAGCTTTTATCTGTTTTAAAACCTGCTTATTCATCGGGCATCACTTCTGGCTGGCTTAATGAGAATGAGAAACGAAATAGTGATCATGATCAAGCCGTAAAGCCCATGATCCAGAAGATTGGGTGGATAAGTTAGGCTGGCTCCATAGTTGACGATTTTCTCTCCGAGTAAGGCGACACCAGCACCGAACAACACATAGCCAAAGCGCTTCACCTTGTCCATGACCTTATCACTTTCCCAGTTTTCGATAGGCTGTTCCCCGCATTAGTGTGCCCATTTCCTCCCTTGTTTCAGCCAGAATGGTGGCTACTCGAGGAGGCTCCGCTATTAGCGTCAAACGGCTTTCAAACTCTCCCTCGTCATTCATCCAATGTTCCACTGCTTGTATGCGGTATTGGTCGCTGATGGCTTCGTTTTCGCTGACGACATAGATCATTTCCCCGGCTTTAATGCGTGGATCTCCGAGAATGGTGATGCGTAAGTATTTAGCTGGGTCTTTTCGGTGTTTCAGTTCGGCAGCAGCCACCTTCGCGCATGCATCATCACTTACCAAGTTTTCATCGGTTATGGCGAGTTCTCTTATGCCGTATTTTGCTTGGCTATCAACATCTTGAGCTGTCCCACTCCATCGGCACTTGTCAAAGAAGAGATTGTCTATCCAAAAGTTTCCGGTTCCTGTTCCTGGAAAGTGGGCGTAGAAAAGAATCCTCTTCACTTTCTCCCAATTGAAGGGCTGCGTGTTGAAAAGGCTGTGGGTCCATTGGTCGCTCCACTTTCGTCCACATGGGAAGGTTTGTAGATGCCACTTGTTCCCGCTTATGTGGAACTCTTGATAAACCTTCATGTCGGCGTCATCCCATAATGCAAGGCTGATGTGCCCGCTGAAGGCTGATTCCACCATGATTTGGAAAGTGAGGCTTGGATACTTGTTGCAATCTATTGCGTTGTCTTTATGAAGGTCGAACCATGCACAGCCATAATAATCTGCTGCTCCCGTATTGTGTTTGACGCTGTAAGACCCCACGATCTTATTAACGCTGTCTCCGCTGATGCTTCCGCTTCCTGTTCCGCTGAGCCAGCCCGGACACTTATTCACGAAGGCCTTGGCTGCAACCGTATAGGTGCGGGTAAGGTTGTTTTTCATAGTTATCTCGTTGGTTGTTGTATTAACGGCTTCAACCTCGTTGTCCTCGTTGCCATTGTTATCGACGATGAGAACCTTGTCTCCGACCGAAAACTTACTCGCATCCTGAACCTTCACGATCTTTTGCCCGGACGCTGCGTCTGCAGTTAAGTCACTCTTAATCTGGGGTGTCAAGGACTCGGTCCAGGCATCCCGATCAAGAGGATATGGCTTAGAGGCTTCACCATAAACATAGATCCTGTTACGCACCCGTTCTATAGCTGTCTCAAACTCTATCAGCGTGATTAGGTCTGTTAGTGAGACACCGCTTGAGTATTTGCCCCTCTCATAAAATTTTAGGTCCCCCTCCTCACACTTGAAGTCATAGCCAATTATGCCAGATGCGTTCTGAGCTGTTTCCGCAATATACTTGATGATCTCCCAAGCAGGCTTGTTTTCATACTCCTCTTCCACATAAGTGCTATAAGTTGCTTCAACGCCGATGCTTTCCAAATCAGTGAAGTTTGCTAAAACATCTTTAACGATAACGGAGCCCTCTTTGTTCTCATATCGCTTAGTAACCAAGCGGTTAAATAATTCTGCTCCAAGGTCCCTTCCTTTCAACCTTAAATAATGTTGAAGCCCACGAATTGTTGCCTCACCTATCTTTGTTACGGATTCAATCCTACCCTTCATCACCTTATAATATGGGTCAGATCCACGGGTCATGGCTATCTCGATTAGGTCTCCAACACTGATTTTATCCGTGTATGCCGCAGCGAAGTTTTGAAGTAGAAGGTTGAGGGACCCCACTTCCTCAGTAACAGCCAAATAAACAGTAGCATCAATCACATCAAATATAGTTGAGCCGTCAGCTGGTATGAGGACAGTTTTCTCGCAAATCTTTAAATAATCAAACTTGACGCTATTGCCACCTGAGCCATAAACCAATAATCTGATCCCATCAATGTTGCCAGTATATGGAGGAGTTGCCACACCATCATTCTGCAGGTCCACAGTTTTTAGCCCTGTATCCGTAAACTCCTTGTAGGCTTTGACGACGCCACTAAGTAGCGCCTCAAGTCTCCATTTGGTTCCCGTTAATTCAGTGGCCTTCAGAACAGCGTATCGGTATGTTCCGGCGCTGAAGCTCCAACCTCTCTTAATGGATGCTTGCGTTTGGAGCGAGGCAATAGATAAGGTTCCGATTTTTCCGTCTGTTGATAGGCTCCCACCTTCAGCTCCTAACGTCCACTTGGTTGGGTTGAAAACGTCATCCCAGTATTTTACGCCTCGGAAAATCTCAACCTTACAGTATGGATAGCCTTCCATTCTTGCTAACCCTCCTAAGGCTTCTCCAGGCCAGAACATCAAGCGGGCTGCTTTGCTGAACGGCATTGCTCATCGCTCTCACGTCTCGCTAAACGTATCCGCCTCTCCTGGTGATCCTCTCGTATTGTTCCTCTTCTACTCGTCTGGCTCCAGCCCTCTCACGATGTCTCAACGATTCATTATATTCCATCTGAGCCTCTGCCGCATCCCTCGTGGTGGAAGCTAACCAAGCCATGTACGCCGCAGTTGCCACAATCAATCCCACTCCAAGCGTCAACAAGGCAATTTTCATGGCTAAGGCAGCGTTGAAAACCCAAGTAACCTTCGCAGAAATCATTGTAGCCACCGTGTAAACTTTCTGAGCAGCGGCAACGCCCCACGTTGTTCGCATAAACATGCCGAATACTGTGATGAGGTAGCCTGTACTTGTGATTGCCTTTGCTTGCTCGTCTGATAACAAACCGAATTGCCGACCTAAATGTCCAATTACAGAAGTGGTTGCCCCTAAGCCAGAGACAGCGGCGCCAAAAGATCGTATTCTCGTAGTCATGCTTTCAGCGTCAGTAGCCACCCTTGAAAACTCATGGGAAGCCCGATTTACTGCTCGGACAGTTATAGCTATCTCACTAAAACTCATGTTTTCACCCTTTCCAGCTTGCCTCTCGGATCGCCCATTCTATCCCCTCTTTGATGATGGCGTGCAGCCTGGGCAGATGTAGCTGAACCGCCTCTGTTATGAAATGGAAGCCTCGCATGTGTCGAGTTCCCAGTTCCACGAAAACGGCGTAAGGAGCCCCTGCGCCTACCTTTAGAATCCAGTCTTCAAGCTTGGTGTAGATGGAGTCTCGTAGGCGACCTGTTCGAACGGGGCAAAGCCTGCGAGCCGTGGCGTGGATATCCGATCCTAATTCCTGAAGCTTGCGACGTACATTCCTCTGCATATACACGTTCACCTGCTCCATTTTCTGGGCGAACTCCTCCGCGCCTTCAACACGCAACTCCATCTCAATGGACATGTTTTCGAGCCTCTCGTTCTGCCCTCCTCGTCTCCTCCTCGCTCTGCCGATCCACCTCGTTGAGTATCACGATGAACTCCTCGATTGTCTTGGCAGGCTGACGCCTAAGTTGCCTTGGGGTCCAGCCAAATTCTTTACAAAGCCGGAACGTGATGAGGCTCGGGTGTGGCTTACCACGTCTCATTGCCCTCACAAGTTTTTTTGCTCTTCAAGCGTCAGGCCGCAAAGCTTGTTGACGATGCCGCTGAGAAACTCGCCAAGCTCGATGGGAATGCCGTCTTCCTCGCTCATCAGCTTCTCGAGGGTGACGGGCTTGTGGGGTGGCTGCTCCTTCAAGCTTGCCCAGATGGTCTCCGCTTGAATGGCTGGTAGATCACTGCTGATCACCATGCCTGTCACTGGATGATACTTCGTGTATTTGGTGATGATGCGGCTACGCTTCATCCACGTGAACTCCTGAAACACGTATCTGCCAGCGTATTCCTTGCCGAATCGTTCATCAAGTTCCACAACTTCTGTCCTCATGCGATCACCCGCTTAGATTATTGCCAGCGTTTTCGCTTCCCACTCCAAGTTCTGCGCCACCGTATCCTCGATGGGTGTTGGAAGCCTGCTACTTCGCCACTTGGTGCCAGCAAACGTGAATGTTTTCTTGTTTCCTGCGGGTCCTATCTCGAAAACAAGGCCGAACTCTGTGTCTCCGATAATATCGTCTAACTCAGCCTTAGATTCAAAGTCTGCTCGTATAGAACCTTGTAAAACTTCGTGTCTCCAAGGAAGACTTTTAATAAGATAGGGTGTTGTGGACCTTATCACTGGCTGGCGTTTAAGGTTATTTAGGATTTCAAAGCTGAAGTCGCTGAACCTTGTGATCTCCGTGACTCCCTTCTTAATAACGCAGTCCAGCCCCGTTATTGGTGCTGTTGAAGGCTCATCTTCATAGCTGGCTCCGATCTTTGCGGTGCCAACAGCTATGTCTTGCCCGATCAAGTCAACGCTGATCTTCACAGGCTCATCAATG